TTGTTAGTCTTATGTATGTACACAAGATTAAAGCAGTCTTAGACTGTGGCTTGATTTGATTTTGATATATGTATGTCATGATATTAAAGAAAGGGAGGGATAAACCATTTTAGACCTACCCCTCCCTCAAAGAATTACTTCTTCTTTGGAGCAACTGCCTTCTTTGCAGGTGCCTTCTTAACAGGTGCCTTTGCAGTCTTAAGAGCTTTCTCTACGACCTCAACATCTGGAAGAACTCCGAATGCCTTATCGTTAGGGTTGATTGCTCTTAGTGCTACTGGAGCGATTGCAGCTACTAGTGCTGTCCAGAGATCCTTTGGATCTGTTACCCCTGCCATGTAAAGTGCAAGGCCTGATGCAAGGACTGATCGTCCGTATGATGCAAGCATTGCCTGTGTCTTCTTGTTCATATTTCCTCCTAGGATATATTATTATTGTTCTTCTTTTGGAAGTAACTCTTTTAGTTTTTCATACTCATCAACTATTTTCTTCAATGAGTAATAGTTTGGTGACATAGACATAATATCTCCATACTCCTTGAAGTAGTTTATTTCTGGCTCAATTGATGAAACAAAGTTTTGCAAACCTTCTTGAAATTCTTCAATGTAGTCAAATGCCCAATCTCGTGACTCCGAGATAAACTTAAGAAAGTTTTCTCTATGCACACTATCATCACTTTGTAGCTTTGATTCTTCAACATCATTGACTAGCTTTTCAAGAATAAGTTTTTCTACGAACAACTGCTCATACTTTTTACGAAGTTTATCAGCATTGTATGCGAGAGTAAGGTAAGCACAACTCATAGAAAATAAACAAGTTGATACTATTATTAATGGTAAACTCATTTATTTACTGCCTCTCTTGTAACTAAAACAATTGCACCATTTTGTTCTAATGCATCTTTTAGCCTTACAACATACTGTAACGCTTCTACTTTCTCAAAATGTGTCATTCTAGCAAACTTTAGTTCATCTAGCTTGATAGTAAGAAAGTGTTCATTATCAATTATATCAACCCCAAATCCCTTTGGAGGTTGCACCGCATGAAAAGCTTTACGCATATCATCTGTATACATTACTTATCTCCAAGACTATCCAGCATATCGTCTAGCGAACTAAACCCCATGTCTTCTATCTCTAATGCTTTAAGCAATATATACCAAGTCTCCTCAACATACCCCTTTGCTACCTCAGTTGGAGTAACAAGTTCGGAATCAATCAAAAATGCAAGAGGAAGACCTAAATCATTATACACAATAAAGTCTTTAAACTTCTCTGCATCCTTATAGTCAACCCATAGTTGAGCAAGGATAGCACAAACATCTTCAAATGAAGTTAGTTCATCTCCGTTGTCAAAGCTTTCCATACTTCTCCCCATTGATCCTTTGTCTTATGCCGATTAAACTCTCTTGAAATTTCTCCACCTTCTAAGTATACACCACCCCATACACCCCACTCTTTTCCAGATACGCCATTAGCAAAACATATTTTAGCTACTGGACATGAGGCACAGAAGTTGTCTATATTAGACCTCAAATCAATATCATCTTCGTATTTTTCAAAATAAAGATTAGTGTCTAAACCAAGACACTTGGCTTGATCTTTCCATAAATGTTGTTTCAAGGATTACTCCTTATACTTATTTGGAATATCCCAGCCATTACTTCCAACGGTATAAATCTTATGCAAGTACCATTCTCCGTTGACTCTGATTCCCTGCGGAGAAGTGCGAGCAATGTCTGACCTCTTTAAATCAATAACATTCCAGCCATCCCAACGAAGGTTCTTGTTTTTCTTGACAATTGATTCCATGACTTCTAGCTTTTTTACAATCATTTTTTTTCCTTAGTATCTAAATAATCCGACTTCAATATTTTTGAGTTCGGCTAATGCAACTAACTTTGATGCTGATTCTTTTGGCTTACTCAAGAATGCAACATAGTTTACATGATCTATATTTTCTTCAATGTATGAAGACGGAACCTTAAAGAACTTAATCTTCTTACCCCTTGCCTTCATCCCTCTTTCAGAAAGATTACAGAACTCAGAAACCATTGCATTGATTCTTGCTGGACCAGCAGAATAGATCAAAAGCTCTTTATCTTCGTCGTGCATGGCAGACATTGAAACGCCCATTGCACGTAGGAAGACTTGATAATCATCAAAACCTTTCGTTCCCTGCACTGCTATTATCATCACTATTTCCATTCTTTAGGTTGTCCAATATGAACAACATCTTTTCAATATCTTTTTTTGACATATCGGATGTATCTACAGGAGCTGCTGTTTCTATGTCTACCGCATTCCCCACAGTACTTGCACAATAAAATGTATTATTGCTTACCCAATATGCTTTTTCTCCTATGAAAAATACCTTAACAGAACTCTTCTCTATATGGTTTAACGCCTGAGAGTTTTGCTTTGGTTTCTCATAAACTTCTTTAGGTAAAAAGTCCTTTATCATCATATGTATATTGCTTTGACTATATACAAGTTTTGGAAAAGGTTTAGTCTTTCTGCCTTTATAAAGTATATATGAAGTTATACAGAATGTCAAGCCAGCCACTAAAAGATATTTCATCTTTTATTGCTTTCTTAGACTAAACGCACTTCCTGACCAAACAGCCTTCTTGCTTTCACGTTCAACAATGCTACGTGCCCAAGAAAATCCAGCATCTCCACCCCATGCAAGCCACATAATGTAGCCATTAGATGGGTTAGATTGGTTTGCCCAGTCCTTACCCTTTTTATCTACTTCATGGCGTGAGAAGTATGAATACATTCTCTTGACAGTACTAAGAGACAAAGATTCTCCTCTTGCTAGCTGCCCTGCACGAGTCCAACCAACTGCAGTTCCAGCACCGTTTGCCTTGCCATCTTCTTTAAACTTAATTGCTTTACGTGCTGCTGCTCTTGCACCTGCTGGTGGAGAATATCCATCTGCTTTAGATACAGAGTCTGATTCATAAACAACAGTGTCATCATCTTCAAAAAGATCATCTGCTTTACCTGCAGGAACACAGTTAGGAACCATTTTTCCACCATCACCAGGTTTCATTCCACGCTGTACATATCCTTCCCAACATGGTGCCTGCTTTTCAACACCATCTGGGCAACAATCTTCTTTTCCAATTGAATTATCATATGCATCAACAGGATCTGGCTTTGCTGCTTCAAATTCTGCATCTTTACCATCTTCTACATTCTTTGGTGAACATGCAGGACAATCTGGACAATCAACATTCATTGCCTTACATGTTTCGCATCCGCATCCATCATAGCCACCTGTTTCTTCAACAGTTTGCTCTTGAGGAGTTCCTCCTGGAATCTCTTCAACTAATTGTTTAATTACTGATGCTAGTTCTTTAATCTGATCTGCTGCTGAAATTCCCATTCCATCTCCTCCTACAGAGCCAACTGCTCCACCTGCATTCATTCCAGAATGAGAATCGCCAATGCCGTTTCTACGTCTTCCGTAACGAATTACGTCCTCTTTTGTGGCATCTGGAACATTAGCATACAAGGCACGAACTTGTGCTGCTGCTTTGCCCTTTGTAGGGTGTGTTCCAACTGTCTTGCCATTTTCATCTACAACGGCATATTGAGAACCTGATCGTTCAATGTGGTACGGCATAGTCTTCTCCTAGTTTATATACTATGATTATATCAGATTACTTAAGCAGAAGTCTCTTGATTTCAAGCAAGGCAATCTGCATTTCTTGTGACAGCTCCTCAATTTCATCATCATTAAAGGCTTTATCTGTAAGGGTAACCTGTGGATTATCAGACAAAAGGTCCATATCTACAAACCTTTTTTCCCAAAGAGCCATCATACTTCGGTTAATCTCATTGAGATGCTCCTCGTATAGTTCTGGCATTATATCCTTAATTAGAGGGGTAAAGATATAGGTTGGTAGACCACTAATAGGGTCTAGTCCAGCCTGTTCTATTGCCCCCACAGAAATAAGCATATCTATGGTTTCGTCAATTGGATCCATTAATAAATTCTTCCAACTGCTCTTTAGTCTTTGCTCCGTTAATTCTGCGTACTTCATTGCCGTCCTCAATTAGGATAAAAGTTGGAATTGCTCTAATTTCAAAGTTCTTGCATAGGTCTGGGTTATCATCAGCATCAATGATCTGAAACTTAACTGGACCCTCTCTATCAAGCTCTTCTGCAATTGGACGAACTCTTTTACAAGGGTTGCACCACTCTGCTGTAAAATACAATACATGCTTCACTTGGAACCCTTTGCTCTCTGGCCTCTAAAGCCTGTCTTCTTCTTGTTCATTGATCCAGGCTTCTTAAACCCACCACCGTTTGGAGTAGCTGCTTGTCGCTGTTCAAGTGCCTTTGCAATCTTGTCATGATGCTTTCCCATTATTTTTCCAATCTCTCTCTTTCGTCAATTACATCAACCATGAAGTCCATCATCTTCTTATAGCCTACAGCATTATTCATTATATTATTATAGTGATGTGCACAAAATGTTAGTTCGCCAGTATTGCCAATAACCTTTACATATCCTTGGGCTTGACAACTATCACAACGATCTCTAGCATCTAATAGCCAAATATCTTCTTGTTCTTCGGTCTTTGTTTTCATCTTATCTCTTCCTGTTGTCTGTTGAATAGAACCCTGGAATATTAAGAGATACCGCTGTGGGAGTGTAGTGCCGTTTCATAGCAGCACCACACTTCTCACAGGGATAACTCTCTTTATAGTTTGCCATACTCGTATTGAATGGGATAATTTCTTGATCACATTCACACTTATATTCGTAGATTGGCATTACTTGGCCTTTAGTGCCTTAAGTGTTGCTTGATCTACAATTCCTGTTACTGGTAGTCCAGCCTTCTTTTGAAAGTCTTGAACAGCCTTTGCAGTCCCTGGACCAAATGAACCATCTGCCTTGATACCAAGAAGAGTTTGCACTGTCTTTACCCCAGTACCCTTTGAGCCATTCTTGAGTGGCTTAAAAGCTGTTGGAGCAGCCTTCTTTGCAGCAGCTGGCTTTGCAACTGGAGCAGGTGCTGCTGTAGACTTTGACAATAGTGGCAAGTTCTCTTCACCAGCATACACTGGACGACCCCAACCAACTACAGCATTCATCAATGTCTTATGCTTGACATATGCACGAGTCTTTTCTACGCACATTCCGCCATTGCGTTGATCTCCCTTTGCAGTTCCTGATGTATTTCCTTCAATAACTTGGATAGTTCCATCGCCATTATTCTTAACACAAATACCTACGTGAGAAATTCTATTGACACCATCATCTGGAAAATCAAAATAGATCCAGTCTCCTGGAGTTGGATCATCGTTACGAGCATCTGCCCAACGATTATTTTTCTTAAAGAAATCTGCTGCTGCTACTGTTGAAGCAGTCTTTGGATACTTCTTTGCATCAAGTCCTGATGTGAATGCACACCAAGATACAAATGATTGGCACCATGGTTGGAAGTTTACACCAGACCACTTACCATACTTAGTTTCATTATCTTTTGGACCTTCAATGGTTCCAATTTCCTTCTTAGCAACCTCAATGATTGCCTCTACTGAGCCCTTTACTGCCATGCTTAACCTCCTAAGTTAACTCTTTAATTATAGCACTAGGCTGTTTTCTTTGTCAACCTATGATGTGTTCTAATTCTGTGACAGTTTGCACATACTACTTCACATTTTGCTATTTCTTTTTTTATTGCTGCCCAAGAAAAACCATCATGAATCATTCTTGATATATTATATTTTTTATCTTTTAAGTGATCAAAATCTAAAACTATATGATTAGATTCTCCGCAGTCTACACAGCCACTCGCCTCTTTGATTTCTCTCAGACGATTTTTGAATTGTTGCTTATTATATGCGATCAATTCTTTCTCTGACATAGAACTTAATTATACACCTAAAATAAGAGCCCCACACAGGTAATCCAGGCACGATGGCCACGGTCATAAGTAAATGGGTAACTAAACCATCTCTAAGGTCCTGTGTGGGGACTATTTTATATTATACTACTTGATTTTGATTGTCTTAGGCTTCTTCTCTTCTGGAATGTCACGCTTCACCACCACATAAAGCATGCCATCGTTTAGATCAGCACTATCAACAAACATATATTCAGCGAGGGTAAAGGTACGTGTAAATTTACGTCCTGCAATTCCCTTGTGAACATACTCTTCAACATATTCTGGTCGCTCACCCTTAATGGTAAGCACTCCATCATGCTCGGTGATTTCAATAGAATCCTTGTTGTAGCCTGCTACTGCAAGCTCAACTACATAGGTATCCTCATCAACCTTACGAACATTATATGGAGGGAATCCAGATTGTTGATTTGTAGTATTTGTCATTCGGTTAAACATTCTATCAAATCCAATAAAGAATGGATCGTTTAACCAAGTTGGCCCTAGGCCTGTTTTTTCCATGTGAATATAACTCATTTTATTTTCTCCTTTTCAGCGAGTTAAATTGTGTACCCCCATTTGGCAGGTACATATATATTATACCACTTTGCTCTCCCCCTAGGATTCAAACCTAGATTGCTGGTGCCAAAAACCAGAGTCCTGTCAATTGGACGAAGGGAGATCAATGAGCAGTTTACCTATTACTAGGTGCTCCTTTTCTGCGACTCCCTGATGAAAGGGTGCAAATCCAGTGCTAGTCATACTCAGGACCAGCGGAATAAGTAGGATTTGAACCTACGGTAGAGACTAATCCCTACGACGGATTAGCAATCCGTTGCCTTAGACCACTCAGCCATTATTCCAATGTAAGCGGGGATTGACTAATTCCCCCTTACTGACTCTACACTAGATATCCTACGAGTAGTAGCAACCATAAGCACTTTGTCTCTGCGGTAAGGTTAGTACCGTATCCACTTTTCGGGTTTCGTTCCTACACCATAATAACGAATATGGTAACGAGTATTAGTCACTACACTGTGCTCCTCACAGGACTTGAACCTGTAACACCCAGATCCTAAATCTGGTGCCTCTACCAATTGGGCTAGAGAAGCATTGGAGCGGAAGACGAGACTTGAACTCGCAACAGTCTGCTTGGAAGGCAGAAACTCTACCAATTGAGTTACTTCCGCATGGCATCTCCAACGGGGTTTGAACCCGTGTTGCCAGATTGAAAATCTGGAGTCCTAGGCCACTAGACGATGGAGACTTGGCTGGTCTGGCAGGTCACGATCCTGCGACATTCGCATTAACAGTGCGACGCTCTACCAACTGAGCTACAGACCATTGTGTACTCTTTATGGGAGTACTTGAACCACCCTTGCAAGTGTTCCAAAACTTAGCGACTGTGCAGCGACTGCAACAGTAGCAGATGAAGTAGTTTGAGGAATCAAACCAAACACCTTAGACGTATAATTATACACTAACTGTGAGGCAACATAGTCAGTATTTGTATCAAAAGCCTTAGATGAAATAATGTTATTATTAGCATCATATCCTCCTACGCTTACGGAAACAGTGTCAGTGATACATGCTGGATAATCAATCTTAGTTCCACGAGTATTACCTGTTGCAGCAAATACTGAGATACCCTTAGCTTTTAAGTTTGCAATTAAAGTACGGATTGTTGTATCTGCAACTGCCACTCCTCCGTATGCAGCAGTATTTGTGACTGCTGGAGAACATGGCTTGGTCCCGTTAAAGTATCGTGAAAATGATACCGCCCCAACCTTTGATGAGTTAGCATCTACCCAACGCAATGCATCAATGAAGTTACCAGCATTCATTTCTGCAACAGACTTTGCATTTGGAACTGTTGAACGCAAAAGAACAATAGGTAATGAAGGGTTTTGCTTCTTTGCAACCTCTGCCATAGCGTTACCATGATTAATTACATTTGACAGATCTGGACTCTTTGTTGTAACAACATCTGTACACGGTGTATTTGTTAGAGTAATGCAAGTAATGTTTTCTGCATTAACCTTTGAGTCAAAGTATGAGTCAATGATTACCAAAGACTTTGTTTCAGCTGCTTGTGCTGGCTGAACTAGTACTGCAAAAATTGCTAACGAAATAATTCCCACTGCTTTTTTCATCTTTATTATCCACCAATCATTAATCGTACTACGTGACAACATGGGTCTCCACCTTGGTCCCACTCTTCTACTTCTTCTTCACTCATGTACTGGTATCCACCATCATGAGTATTGCAATAAGGCTCACTTACCCAGCCTCTTTCAATGCCTTCGTTGATCCACTTATCAAAGTCAGACCATTCTTTATCTTCTAGTGTTTCGTTCATATTATAAGTATAGCGTTAAATGCTTACTACGTCAACTGGGCCCATGCATGTTGGGCTAAATTTAATTGCAGAATTTACTGCACCAACAACACGTTTTCTTGCATCTTTTGATTTTTGTGTTGCATCAAGATGACCCATTGCATATTCCGCACCTGAGCCCATTGCTAAAAATGGTACTGTGTATTTAGATAAAGACATATCGCCAGCACTGTGCTCGTAGATCTCTCCACGAATAGCAATAATCAAGCCAAAGTCTGCATCTTTTCCAGTATCTACCCACCAATCAGTATAGAACTGCTTTAGTTGTTTGATAAACTTAGTTTGCATAAACTTATCTGTGTCTTTGATATCAGGGATATATGGATTAAAGTTGTAGCGAAGACGCTCACCGTCCATTGATCCAGCATATCCAATAAGATAAGGGCCTAACTTCCACACCTTTGGTGCTGTTAGTGCTAGAATAGTACCATCATCTGATGCCCCACGGTCACCAGCCATATAAATTTTATTGTTTACTTCATCACGAACAACCGCAATACAAGTCATGCAGAAACCCCTCCCAAATGTATATATTAAGTATACCATCCCTGGGAGGGGCTGTCAAATAAGGTCAAATATGCTTAATTATGCTGTCTTTGATCTTTTTCTACGATTTTCTACTTCTGCATCTTGTACTGTTACTGCATTTTTATCTGTAGTGGAAAATGCTGCATTGATCTCATCTCTTGTAAGCTTGCCGTCATCCATAAATGCACGAGCTAACTTTTCAACAACTACTGCTACTGCACTAAGTCCAGCAACTGTCATTGCCTTTGCTACTGAAATACCTGCGATTGCTCCTGCACCAATTACCGCTAGAGCATTTGCTGCAAATACCGCAACAATACGCATAAGAATATTCCAAATGTTTGTGATACTATTCATGTTAGTCCTCCTCTCTATTTCTAATTGGACTAGTTAAAATCCAAATTGCTGTTGTTAACATAATGCCATAACCAACAACTACTTTTGCGCTGCCATCTAAGACAACCCAGGCAATAAACATTCCAAGGAGGGTCCATGCCTGTTCAATAAGATCATTGATTATATTTTTTATTATTCTTACCATCTATTTCTCCTTGTCGTTCCACCTGAATTTGCACCACTGCTTGAACCACCACCAGATGGAGCACTAGGTGCACCTCCGCCAGTGGCCAAACCTACAGCATTTAGTGCTGCTCCTGTTGCAACAACTGTTGCTACAACCATATTGGTTGCTTCTTCTCTTTCTGCTGGAGTCATGTCTGCTCCAATGCTTCCAAGTGCTGCAAGTGCTGCTCCTGGATCTGTTAATGCTGCTGTTAATAATGCTCCTGGATCTTGAACTAATTCAACATTTGCTGCAACCTCAGCAGTAATAACAAGGGGATTTCCATTTTCATCTGTTCTAACTTCAACTGGTGTTGATGGTGGTAGATCAGAATAAGAAATTCCAGATGCCTTAACTTCCGCTGCAGAGATTGACTCACCTGGCTTAAGGTCGGCAACTAACGCAGTTACTACTGCTGCTACTTCTTCCTTAGATAGTTCTTTTCCAGCTTTAGCTTCTTCAGCAATCTTAGCAAGTCTTTCTTCTTCTGCCTTCTTTGCTTCCTCTTCGGCCTTTAACCTGTCTGCTTCAGCTTTTGCCTTGGCTTCTTCAGCCTTTTTTTCTTCAGCTAACTTCTTGGCTTCTTCTTCAGCTTTTTCTTTTGCTTCTAGTTCTGCTTTTGCTTTTGCTTCTTCTGCAGCTTTAGCCTTTGCTTCTGCTTCTAGCCTATCTGCCTCTGCTTTTTCTGCTTCTGCCTTAGCTTTTGCAGCTGCTTCTTCTGCTGCTATACGATCTGCTTCTGCTTTTTTTGCAGCCTCTTCAGCCGCAATTCTATCTGCTTCTGCCTTTGCAGCTGCCTCTGCTGCTGCCTTTGCTTCAGCCTCAGCTTTTAATCTGGCTTGCTCTGCTTCATAGGCTTGTTGTGCAGCTATGCGAGCATTTTCTGCAGCAATCGCTGCTTGTCTAGCTTGCTCTACTCTAATTGCTTCTTGTCTTGCAGCTTCTTCGTCTGCCAATGTCTGATTAACTAATGAGGCTGCTGCATCAACACTTGCAGACATATTAATAACTGCTTGATCTACAGCGACCAAGGCTGCTGTTAAATTATTTTGTGCTTGATTTAAATTATTTTGTGCATCAATCAAATCCTGTTGAGATACATTGAGATCATTTTGTAATAATGCAAGTGCTTGCTGTGCTACTGCTAATTGATTTTGTGCATCAGAAAGGGCTTGTCTTTGCTCTTGTGTTGCTCCAGATGTAGAAAATTCTGACCCAGGAATTATTTCCCATTGACCATTTCCTTTATATCTTTGTAAATAAACAACTGCACCGCCACCATTTTCATAATACCAAAGATCAAATTGTTTTGAAACTCCTGCAGTGGTCATAACATCAGCAGTTGATCCTCCTCCACCCTTGTCATACCAATCATCAAGAACTAATACTCCATCAAGATATAGTCTAGTTCCATCATCTGCTTGTGCTGAAATGTACTGAGTTCCAGTGGTTGTTGGTGTCCATAAACCAGACCAGTGCACCTGAAAGTCTTCTGGGTATGTTCCAGCTGGAGCACCGCCACCATAGACCTCATAAATACCATTTGTATCTATGGTGGTGGAAACAATATATCCAGCACCCATAGGTGGTCTATTGTTATATCCAATATCCTGATATACAGTCATTGTTAATCCAGGTGATGTATTTGCATTAACTGTTGCTGTAGCACTATCTACAATTGTTTGATCTAAGGCTACCGTCGCTGTTTGGGAGTCTACGGCGATCTGTGCAACTGCAACATTTTCTTCAGCCTCAGCAACTAAAATGGTAGCAGAATCAACCTGAGCCATAGCCACAGTAGCACTATCTACTACTGTTTGAGCCTGTAGTATTGAGTCCTGAGCCTGTGTGATAGTGGCTGTAATGGTCTCTGTAGGGCTTGTAATGGCTGTTGCTTGGGTTTGTATGGATGCCGTGGTACTTTCTGCCTGAGTTATTGCTAGCTGGGCTGCCTCTATAGTGGCTGATGGCGTTAAAACTATTGTTGTTGCTGTAGATGTTTCTGAGGGGGTCACTTGGACAACGCTTATATCCTCAGCATGTGCTTTATTTGCAGGCGTGAATACCAGCCAAAGCACTACTAAAAGTCCCACCAAACTGCTCTTTGTTAGAACTCTTTTAATAGGGGGTCACCTTTCAAAGATGTTTGATAGGATTATTATATCATTTTATTCCACAAAAAAGAGGGCTAGCACTAGGCTAACCCCCTTCAATGTTTTAGCTAATTAAGCCTTTACCTTCTTCTGAATCTTAATGACCAGGGCTGTAAGGGATGTAATCTGCTTCTTTAGTGAAGCGATTAGTGTTGCTACTTCTGTAGACAACTTTGTTACTGCATCAACTGCAGATTGTGCTGCTAGAGTTGCAGCATCTGCTGCCTCTGCTGCTGCTGTCGCTGCCTTTGTAGCCTCATCTGCAGCCTGGGCTGCTTCTGTTGCTGCATCAAGTGCTGCCTTCTGTGCAGAATCTTCAACAACTGCTTCTGCAGAAACTACAACCTGACCTGCTACTGGAAGAGATGATCCACCAGTTGCTGTGATCTTGATTGTATTCTGTACGAGTGGCATAAAGACCTTGTATGTCTTTACTGTTGCTGTATCTGTTGTAACAGAAACTGCTGTAAGGTCTGCACTACCTGAACCAAATGCATATGATGGAACAATTCCACCTGTTGCAAAGAGGTTTGAGTATGTCTTTGGAGACAATGCAAGACCTGTTGCATCAAGAACCTGAACAGTGATTGTTGCTGCTTCACCTGGAAGGTACTTAGCCTTATCAAATGAAATCTTAACAGTTGCTGCTGTACCTTCAACACGAACTGAAACTGGGTTTGATACAATTCCTACACTTGCAGGATTGTAAACAACAATATTTGCTGTACCAGTCTTAACACCAGTTGCAGGGAACTTAGCCACACCATTAACGATTGTTGCTGTTGTTGCTGAGTTATTTACTGTTGTAAGGTCTGCAGAAGTTGCAGCAAGTGTTCCTGCTCCAACTGTTACACCCTGTGCATCGTATGCTACTGCAGAAATAACATCTGAGTTAGATCCTGTAGCGATTACTGACTTAATTGGTGTTGCAACGATGCGAGCAATATCACCATAGAATGTGACAGACTCTGTAGCAAGAACAACGCCTGATGCAGTTGTAATTGTTACTGTTCCAACTCCAGCAGTTCCATCAGCAAAGATACCGATGTGCTGACCTGCAGCAAGTGTAAGTGCACGACCCTGTGCAGTAATTGTTGTTGGGTTTGACCCAGCACCGATAAGACCTGGACCGCTAACAATTGCTGTTAGTGATTCTGCAACAGATGTTCCTGCTGCATTCTTCTGTGTTACAACAACGACTGCTGCAGCATCTGCTGAAACTGTCTTTGATGCATAAACTGTTGCATCTGCTGTTGCTGATGTTGTCTCTCCTGCATTAAGGATAGATGTTGAAGTTGCTGCTGATGCCTTTACATCTGCTGCTGTTACAACAACTGTCCATACAACTGCTGCAGAGTTAACTGCACCTGTTGAACCCGCCTTAAGTGTTGGAGTGAACTTAAATACATATGTTCCAGCAACTGCTGGTGTATCAAGTGTTGCCTTTAACTTTGCTGTTACGTATGTAGCAGCATTAGCAGATGAAGAAACATCTGCAGAATAGTTTCCTGCTCCCAAAGCAACGATTGCAGAAGTTGTCTCTAGAACCTCTAGAGTAGCGAACTTTGCAACACCTGCAGGAAGACTTGTAACAGAAGATGTTACCGTAATTGTGTCGTTGAGACCCTGTGCTAAGAAGCCAACCGTTACAACGGCTGTTGCAGACTCACCAGTACTGATTGCATCCGAAGGTGCATCAATAACAAGAGTGTCCGCATTAACCGCAGCACTTGCTGGGATAGCAGAAAGGGTTCCGAATGCCAAGGCTGCAGCCAAAGCAAGCGAGACTTTCTTAAATGAATTCATTATTCTCCTTGTGATTTTTTATAGTAAGTTGAAATTACCGAGATAATCCCGTATTTCTTCGGGCATTTCCCGATTATCTAATTCTACCATACGTTGCTCTTTCTGTGCAAGTTTGGCTGAACTAGAAGACCATGTGTGTATATCTATCTCTATATTAGGATTCTTAGGGGTGTGGGATAGGGCTCCAAATACCGCCCCAGTTACAGCATCCGCAAGGTCTTTGGACTTTTTGCGTGGGTGGTCAACCTTTTTATCATTAATAATCTTAAGCTCAGACATTTCATCCAGTAGTAATGGGATATGTGGCATAGCAATACGCTCTTCATAAACCATCATGGCAAGGTCTTCATAGTGCTTCTTTCCTACAGATACGGTATCTGTTCTTATTCCTACAGCCTGAAGCTCTTGCTGGATATCAAATGATTGCCAACGGTCAAACGAAACCATTCCAAGATTAAATCCTTGTCTGCGGAGGTTTTGGATCCACTGCTTTACCTCAGATAGATTAACTGGTCCTTCAATTCTTGGCTCCCACCACACAACAGCATCAATAATAATAATTGGTGCTACTTGTTCATAATCTTTAACTATCTGAAGATTAACCCATTTATCTACGTGAGCAATTGCAACAGCACACTTGTCATGTTTTTGTGCAAGGTCAGCGTGAACATAATAAACTTTATCTGGATCTGGCACAAATGATGGCTCAAACCTTTTACTAGAATCAATTGGATTTCTTAACGTCATACATCTTTCTAGTTTATCCTTTTGTTTAAAAAAGGCATCAGATGCAAATGTTGGTACACATGCAAAGCGTTGCATAGCATCACCCATATCAGTAAAGAATGATGTTTTAAAATCTTCAATTTTTCGTGTTGGATTTACTACCCAAGTTGGTCTCTTTAAAGCAAATACTCCAGGGTATTTATATGCAACAATTGTATCTTCATCCCAAGATATATCTAGGGTATTGCCTTCTAGATCTTCTGGAAAATCTGGATTCATAACAAATCTATGTGTCTTTGTCACAATTTCTTTTTCCATAATAGCTTCTTCATATTTTTGAGAGATAAAGTCCCCTGGAAAACGTGGGAATGAAAGCAATGCAACTTTACCAAGGTCAGGGAAACGAGAGTCTACAGAAGCACGGAATGCCTTATAGATATTATCAGCAGTCTTACCTTGATCATTTCCAGTTCCTACCTCTGTAGCAAAACCAGAAATTTCATCAAGTACTGCAAGGATAAGGTTCAAACCCTCATGTGATTCACGCTCTGAGTGACCAGAGTAAACTGTTATGCCCTTATCAAACTCAATGCTTTCAGCCTTTGCATTATATTTCCCTGCAAACCATTCAGATTTTTCAATCTTTGTTTTAAAACCTTTAAAGAAAACGTTTTTAGCCTGTTGAGCGTTAATAGCAACGTTAATAATATCAATAGCGTCGCCTGATGGTTTTCCAAAGTATCGTGCTGGATCTTTTAAACATAGTAGTTTATATACAATATATGCACATGCTACGGT